TTTGTAAATGGAACTGATAAATTAATAGCATTTCCATTAGAAGACCAATGTGACTTTTCTATGATCATATGTTATATATTATAGAGATTGTTGTATCAAAAGGCAAATAACCAGTTGAGTAGGACTAGTTGACTTGTCTTCCATCTCCCTTTGCATTTCTGCCCTCCCCAGATTTATCTGGTGAATTAGCAGATCTTTCTTGATCACGGGTTCTGCTTTGGGTTGCTTGGGCTTTAATTTCTGCGGCTTGGGCTGCAAGATCGACTGGTACGTCCCCGCCTTCTCTTGGGACCATGCCCATTCTAACTCTAATTTCATTTGGAGTTATTACCTGGAATCTAAGATATCTTTCATCTATTTTAGACTGTGTGTCCGCATCAGTTAAACTTAATTCATTAAATTTAAGTTCTAGGGCATCAGTCATTTCCTGGATTATTTTATTTAATTTCTTTTCTAGGTTTTCCTGTGCTGGTCTGCAAACCTGCTCTTTAAATGTCTTATCTGCGTCTCTAGCAGCAGCTAAATTAATTCCTGCTGGTGTGCCAATTTTATTAATTGGGACTCTATGAGCCATCAATATTTCATCTCGATTTGAATTTCTGTACTTTTCAAAAGAGCCTTCTTGTGCCCCTGCTTCAATTGGCTCCATTTTAAATTCAGTTTTTGAATCTGATGAGTCTGGTGGGAGTGGAATATACAGGGATCTATGATTTTTTCCTTTAAGCCCAACCTGAAAAAATTCAAGCAATTTACGCTCTGACTCTGGGGAAAGCTTTGCCCCCTTTACTGTAATAATATATCTTGGTACCGCTTTATTTTCAAAGTAGTCCAGATTATACTTACCAGCAAATTCATTGCCTGCCATAGCATTTTGTGCAGCAATAATATCTGGGATTCCATAATAATTATTTTTTGGAGTGTACTTCTTTAAATGAATAATTTCATTAGGTCTATCCTCTTGGCCAGCAATTGGGTTTACGGTTTCTGTGTCTCCGAAGTTTCTAAAGAATACTGCCTTACCATATAGAAGCTGTATAAAACCGTCTCTGAGGCGCCTCACACGCATTGTCTTTGAAGGTATATGACCGATGTACCCTATCTTGCCAGTCGTTGTTCTACCGACCTCCAGATAGCCATTACCAGTAGCCTCTATGTCAGTGTAGAACTTTATAAGTGTTTCTTTAAATGTCTCATCTTCGTTGCAATCTTCTAGCCAACGATGCAGGTCTTGCTTAATTCTATTTAGCTTTTTACGTGCTCTTTCTAATTGCTTTTCATCTTCGATATCTTCAAGAGTGTCTGTAGTTTTTTTTGATTCAATAAAGTCAAATCCTAAACCTACAATATTAGCAACCTTTGCATTTATTGCTGCGTAGTTGTAAGGTGAAATTTCATAAATTGTTGAAAGATAGTCTAAGTTGTATTCTGGTTGAATTAAGTCAAATGTTGCGTACCCGCTAACTGCCTGTTGATGTTGAAGTTGCTGGCTTACAGAACCATCTTTTCCAGTAAAAGCTTTTTGCAAGTCTCTCGATACTTTTCTTCTAAATGAAGCTCCAAGGCCTGAAAGCTTTAATACTTCTTCTGCATCTATATCAAACAGGTCGTCAGACTTTTGAGTCGTAGGGTTATTAAATCTTACCCAGTCTGCTGCATTTGAAATGTCAATATTTTCGCTAAAAATTTCGTCTTTAGATTCAATCATTTTTGAGGACCCCTAAGTTTAGCCATCTCTTCCTTGTGAACTCCTATGTCCAACGGATCTGGGGTAAGACCCCATCTTAATCTTTGCTTCTGGTATTCAAACTCTTCTTCATCAATTTGTCGGCTTCCTTCAATAAATTTAGGCTGGCCTTCTTCAATTCCATAATGAGCAACCGCTTTTGCTAACAAATCAATTCTTTCTTTATTGCCCAGCATTGATTGTATAGACAAGAAGTTGTTGTCTTCGTCGCCAATCCATCTGCCGTCAGGCATCTCCCAGACATAGACTCCTAATCTAGTCTCGCCAGATTTCATTTGAGCGTTAATTCTTTTTATGTCCATAGTTAATTATTTTACCATTCTTATATCCATAAGTCCAGCTTTTTGTCACTCAACCTGACAAAATTATATAATCTGGAACACAACCCTGTCTCTAGAGTATGTTGAGACTGAGTCTTCTGTCATGTTCATTGACGAATCCCGTCCAACAGATAAAGTTTTGCCTGTGTAAAGGTCATAATGCTCCTGGTGGCTAACTAATGGGTCTGAGTATAGGGCAATATTCTGATAAAGGTTATCATCAAGCACACCAGATCTCACTCCTAATAGTTGCTTTCCGTTAAACCAAATTTGTCCACTTATTACAGAATCTGTTTTTATAAGTATATAATTGGGCTCATCTATATATAAGTATGAGGATATGTTTGTTGCTGAAGATGCATCTTGCCCATTTATATAGATATTACTAATGTTGGATTTTGATATCACCCCGCCTGCCGCCCAGGAGAGTGAGGTCTCTGTAGATCCAGGTTTGTTGAATATCAAATGTCCGCTAGACAATGATTTTGGAGTAAATATCATTTCAATATTTCTAACATCATTTGATGAGTTTATAAAAAATGCTGAAGACTTTGGTCTTATTCCATTATCATAATTTCTAGTTCTAACTGGATATTTATTATTTGATATGTCAAAATCCCAGATAGTTCCAGTAGTGGGCTGTGATGTAGACAAGATGCCGCTACCGTTGTGAGAAAACATTTTCTTTTCAGAATGAAAATAAATTTTTAAATAATATAGCTCTGGAATGTATCTGTCTGAATTAGTTGATGAAAAAACTACTTTAAAATACAATATTTTTTGTGAAGAAAAACTAGAGCCCTGTGTAAATCCTGGTATAGATGATCCATTTACACATATAGTCCATGGGCCAGTCTCGGATGTTTCTGATACATATACCGAAACCCCTTTTGATGCCATCCATTCTATTTTTGAAGATACATATTCATTTGTAATATTTAATACTAAATCTTCTACAAATTCTCCAGTAGTAAATCCTGAATTTAAATACAAACTATTGTTAATTGAGTTGTAAGCCAATGCCTCATTGTCGTATATAAGATCTTTCCATAATATTTGAACGGGATAAACATATCTGGTCTTTATATCTTGATATCTTTCTGCGCCCCTAAATAGCTCTCCCAGATCTGGTCCTGGGATTTGCTCATCATTAATTAAAAATAAATTATTGTAGTGAGATAATATTGAATTTGCAGAAAGAGCATATCTATAAACCGCTGGGCAATCAATTAAAAAATATTGATCTCCTGTGGCTGGGCCACATGACAAGGTTATGCTTGTGTTTGTAAAAGATATTGATATCGTCTTATTTGCAACTAGCAATCCGTCTACATACAAACTCATTGAGTCTACTGAATATACACCAACAACATGAATTACTCTATTTGAATTAGGAACAGAGTAATCAACTCTTTCATTTTCTAATTTAAACACTACATTGCCATTATCCCAATACAAACCAATGCCGTCAGAATCTGCAAATATTGGAGTTACTGATGTTAATGTTTTTGGATGAAACCATGCCTCAAGGGTAAAATCGTTATCAGAGGTTGAAACGGTTGCAAATCCTCCAGTACCAGTGGTGCCAGAAAAATCTTTTGAAATAGCAAACTGTATTGATTTAGAGCTATCTATTTTATTTGTGTGTGTGCCACCATCAACTATTGGCATTCCAGATATTCCAATTCCACCTACATACGATCCGTTATTTCCACATCCAGAACTATCATAGGCTACAGACCCAGATGTCTCATCTAGCTTCCATAAGCCAGTAGGAGAATCTCTTATTACATCAAGGTAGTAGGACATATTTTAATTATATCAGAGGGTATTGATTAAACCCAATGACCTATTGCAATGTATCTAGAATTACCATAAGCTGGATCTGCAGATACCTGCATTTCTGATGGGGCTATAATTATGCTGCCCGCTTCAGGCTTAAACTTAGGCTTTCCAGGTATTAAAATCTCTCCATTTGAAAAAGAATCATTAATGTACATTCTGGCCGTATACTTTCCATTTGCCCCGCAGTTGTTCTTTACTTGGCCCTCATCATGCTTTCTTACAAAGTACTTCGTGCTTAAGTTAACCTGCTCTTCTATGTTATTAAACAGCCTATATTGACTAAAGCAATGATGAAATGTGGCTTTTAGATTATTAATTATAAAAAGACTACGAGTATCTACGGTTTCTGTTTCATTTGAGAAATCAGAAGATATTCTTTTTTCATAACCATATTCTGTATCGTGCCACTTACTAATTAAGTTGGTTGTATTGTTTTCGCTTTCTTCAAGGAAGCTTATATAATTCCCAATCTCTTGAAGACAATATGTAAAATAAAATGTCTTTGGTGCAATTTCTTGAAAAACGTACATTGCCATAATTAACTCTTTCTAGTTTGGAATAAAAACGCCATCTACGAATTTACCAGTGTTAAGCCAAAACGAAGGAACCATATATTTAGATCCGCCTTTTATAAGGTGTGCTGTATGACTATATGGATCTGTTGAAGGAAAGATTATTACGCTTCCAGCCTT